CGCCACTGGCATGCACACCCGAAAAGAAGCAGTAATCGGTCTGCAGGTCGTCCGACGCCATCCACTTGGGATAAGAAGAACCCGTTGCGGCTCCATCCGCCATGGAAAATCCATACGCGCCGTTGATGAAGGCCGAGCGCGCAATGGAAAGGCTGTACGCGTAGCTATCCATCCGGCACCCTGCCAGGGTCGTCGTGGACAGCATGCGGAACACCGCCGAACCGTGCGTCACGTTGCCGGCGGCCAGCGTCCAGTCGTAGGAATTCGCCATCGGTGGCGTGAGCGTGCCGGACCCTGCCGTGGTGCCGCTCTGCACGCACTGCCAACAGTAATTGTTCTCGTAGGTGAACTGCCCTTCCGTGAAGGACTGCCCAAAGCCGAACGCCTTGAAGCTGGTATCACCAACCGGATGCGGGTTGTTGCTGCTGTGCCCGCTGATGAACAGACCTGAGACCGGGAGCGGCGCGCTGCCGATCATGTAGATGTGCTGGTCGCCATGCGCGTAGAGCGTGGTGCAACTGCGGATTTCGGGCTGCGCACTGCTCTGGATGTTGAAGGCATTGCAATGGTACTGAGAGAGGACATTCTCGATCAGCCCGCGATAGGTGCCCTCGAACGAGACCTCATAGCCGCTGCTCTTCCACGCGAGCGGCCACAGGGTAAGGTTGCGGATCACAGGGAACTGGCCGGTGAAGGTGAGGGAGTTGCCACTGGTGGCCCAACACCGCAGGCTGGTGGAGTTCTGCCCCGCACCCTCGATACTCACGCCGCTCTTCGTGATCTGATCGAGCGGAGACGCAAAGTCATAGTCTCCCGGCGGAAACCACAATTGCCGGCCAGACTCGTTCGCCGCTGCAATGGCTGCGTTGATCTCCGTGTCCTGCATCGTTCCGCCGACACCAGAGGCGTTGTAATCGGCCTGCACGTTGATGAACGGCTGAACCCAATAGCCATTGCGGGTGACGTTATTGATGACCGCAGGCGAGGCAATGGACTGATCGACAGACTGGAAGCCGCCCTTGATCTGCTGCAGCACCTGCGTGAGGTACTGCTGATTGTAAGCCTGCGGCGGCGTGGGGAACGTAATGACCGTCATCGGCCCGTCCCCTGCGTCACATCGAGACGGACCTGACCTACGCTCCAGTCAGCATCGCGCGTCGCGGAAAAGCGGATGCGCGCATCGCGGCCCGTCACACGGGTATCGGTATATCCATCGCTGCGAGGCGTATAAGGGCCGAAAGTTCGTTCCGCGCCTTCGGGCGCAAGCTTCGTGTAGAAGGTGAGCGTGAGCGCGTCGTAGCCGTGTCCGCTGGTCGGCAACGCCTGGCGGACATCCAGCATGCGATTGCCCGCGTTCAGGCCGAGCGCGCCACTCTCGACCCAGATGTCGCCCACGCGCGTTGAACCGGCTGCCGTCCATCCGTTTTCGTGTTCGTAGATGTGCCCGTCCTCATCCCCCGCCAACGGATAGGGCATGACACCGGCCGGACACATAGAGGACCGGGACAGGTAACCCCAGGCCCACGTATCCTCCGCATGATTCCAGATGGCGTAGCGATTGGCCGCCGCCTCGCCGGACTGCGCCCAGAAGAACATCACTTCCGGGTAAATGCCGTTTTCGCTCGCATGGACCTTGTAGGTCCCAATGACGGGATCGATCTCGGCAAGGATGTCTTCGAGGATCGGACAGGCGACGTTTCGGATAAAGCCGCCGTCATAGACATGGAAGCCACCACGAGACAGCCACACGGCCTTGCCGTCGAAGGTCGCGACGGAGTCCGGGTGCATCAGCGAAGTCTCGCCAATCAACTGCTGCGTATAGCCGACCGTCGATCCCGCATAGGTGACGAGGAACACTTCCGAACTGCTGAACACCAGGATACCCCCACGCACCTTGACGGCGCGGGTGAGCGGCGTGCGGGATGGCAATTCGAGGAAGCCCGCCGTATTGGTCGTGCTGGCGAAATTCCAGTCGGTGTAATCCTCGCGGCTCGACCACGCGATGCGCCGGGGCGTACCGCCGCCGCTGTTGGAACCGATCACCATGACAAAACGCTCTTCCGTCACCATCACCGAATTGTTCCCGGTCGGTGCCGTGGCAATCAGCGTTGGATCGGTCGTCGGCGCGGAGCTGTCATAGTAGAACAGGCGACCATCCGAGCTGGCCGTGAAAATCACGTCTTCGCCCCAGTTGCCAAAGGACCAGTAGGTGAACGGCTGATAGATCGGAGACGAACTCTCGCGCGGGTCGCCGTAATCCTCCGCGCCGTAAACGCCCGTTCCGTAGCCGTCGCTCAGGCCGCCCGTGCCGCCGGGGCCGGTGAAGGTCGCGGGGGTGATGTCGACGTAGCTTCCCTGGTCGGTGTAGAGCGCGGCGTCCGTGCCGATCAGGGCGAATTGCGCGTTGCTGTTGTTCCGCCACAGGTGGATTTTGCGGATCGCGGAATCGAGCGGCGTCGATGTCAGGCGAACCCATCCGCCGAGCGGGCGCATGTGTCCCGACTGCCAGCGGACGAGGTTCATATCCCACCAGCGGTTTGGACTGTCATACGCCGTGTTCGAACGGAAAAGCCCCGGCTCGATTTGGACTGGCATCCACATCAAGCCAACTCCAGCGCGTCCACTCGCGCGGCCAGCGTCTTGCAGGCGTTCAGGAGGATGGGAACATACTTGGAGTAATCGACCTGCATGTTGCCGGGGGTGCCACTGACGGCGCGCGGCAGAACGTCGATGGCTTCGTCGGCAATGACGCCATAGGACGGCGGTTCGCCGGGAAGGCCCTTCCAGTCGTGGAGATAGGTCATCGTCGCCTCGACCATCGCGAGGCCATCGAAGTCGCGGAAGTTCTCCTTCCGGCTGCGGTCCGAGGATGTGTTGTAGGTCGTGGCCGACGAGGTAACGGAGATGGTTCCAACGACGGTTCCGCTCTGATGGAAAACCGTGGCGATGCCGTCAGAGTTGCGGTTAACCGACTCCACGTAACTGCCATTGTTGGACAGGTGCAGGGAGCCATTGGAGGAGAGGCACGCGCCTGTATCGGTATCCCCGGCACCGGGCGAGGCGTTCGCCGTCGCCATAAGGATGTTGCCGACCATCTGCCCACCCGTGAGCGGGAGGCCGCCTAATGCCGCCAGCGCCGCCGCCGCATTGCTGGCGCCCGTGCCGCCATCGGCAATGGCGAGGTCCGTGATACCTGTTATCTGACCGCCGGTGATGATGGCGGTGTTTGCGTTCTGCACCGCCAGGGTGCCGAGACCAAGCGCCGTGCGGGCATTGGCAGCCGTGGTCGCGCCCGTGCCACCGTTGGCCACCCCCAGCGTTCCACTCATGGTCAAGGTGCCCGACCCGGTGATCGGCCCACCCGAGAACGAGAAGCCAGTGGAGCCACCGGAGGCATTGACCGAGGTCACGGTGCCGCCACCGCCACCACCGCCACCGCTCGAATTGATCGTGATACCGCCAGCCGAATTGGTGATGGTGACGTTCGTCCCGGCCGTGAGCGTAGCGAGCGAGAAGCCGGAGCCGGTGCCGATCAGAAGCTGCCCGGCCGAAGGCGTGCCAGTAAGGCCCGTGCCGCCGCGCGTAATGGGCAGGGTGCCGGTCGTGCTGCCCTCTATGCTGACGTTCGTGATGCTGTTCGACGAACCGCTGATGGTCTTGTTGGTGAGGGTTTCGGTGCCGGAGGGCGTGGACAGGCCCGTGGCGGCGCCGGTCACGACGATGGTTCCCGCGATATTCAGCGTCTTGCCGGAACCGATGTTCAAGCCAACCGACGTGCCATTGCCAGCCGAGGCGAAGATGCTGTCCAGCGCATCCATGTCGGCGTTCAGCTTCGTGCCCCACGAGTCGCGCGAGGCGCCGATTTCCGGCTTGGTCAGATTGAGATGGGCGGTAAAGCTATCGGCCAACAGGCTCTCCGGGTGAGATCGTCATCACCCGAGACGGCCGCAAACGCAGGCCGTGTCCTCGGCAAATAGGGTTGTATTATAGCAACAAACGCACCCCCTGCAAAGGGTCATGCCGCCTGATTGCTCCACGTCACATCGGCCGGAGTCTGCTTCGTCCAGATGTCGCCGGCGGTTTCCTGCTCGGTCCATACGTTGTCGCTGTTCGACGCGACCGGCACCCATCCAAAGACGATGGCCAGTGCATTGCCGGACCCGGACGCAGCGCCCGCCGAATTCGCCGTGTACTGCGCAACCCCCGTCGACGTTCCGGTGCCGGAGGAGAATGCAACGCCGAAGACCGACTGCGTGTAATTGCTGACCGCATCCGCAGTGCCTGCCCCGCTTGCCGAGGCTGCAGCGGGCCTGATGCCGCCGCCGTTGCCTGTCGCAGTCCCGGTGCCCACGGCAACGCCGAAGCTATCAATGACCGCCGACACAGAGCCTGCGCCTGTCGCAGACCCAACACCGGGCAATATGCCTGTCCCGGCACCATCGGCGGTGCCGGTGCCCGTGACATCGCCGACTGCGGCGGCAGCCGACAGACTGTCTCCTGTGCCAGCCGCCGATCCTTCGCCCAGGGCCGCGCCGTCCGCAGGACGGATGCCCGTTCCAATTCCGGTCGTCAGCCCGTTGCCTGTCGCCGTGCAGACAGCGGCAGCGTTGGCCTGGCCTATGGCTATGCCGTCGCCTGCGCCGGTAGACGCGCCGGCCCTTGCGACAAACGCCCCGCCAACCGCCGCAGCCGATCCGGTGCCCGTCCCCGCGCCCTCTGATCCCGATGAGGTGAACGCGATGTAGCAGGACGAAAGGTGATTATAAAACCCCTCGTCATCCATCCCGACTGTCGTGTCGGATGGGCTGGATTCGTATATTTTATATTTCAGGTAGGAAGTAGGAGAGGCAACCGTGATCTCCGCATCTTCCGATGGCGAGAACGAACGCGGGCTAACGGATGCGCTCGACTCATACCAAGCAAGGCAGACGAGTGGCGCTGTGCCCACGTTAATCGTCTGGTCAGACGGATCGCTGTTTGTCAGCGCCTCCGCGACATCGGCGGGCGCGCTCCATGTTCCCGCCGCATCGCTACGGAACACGACGATTGACTTGGCGCCATTGGGCGCGGACATGCCGCTTATGGAAGCCCCGCCCTCGGACCCATCAAGGACTTTGTAGGACAGGACACGCTTCGCGACCGTCGTGACGTTCGTAACCGTAAGCGTCGAGCCGAATTGCGTGAAGCCGGACGGAACAACCGTTGTCGGCCCCGGCGAGCTCGCTCGCATGTCGTCGCACATGACCGCGATGTCGCCAGCCTGGACGCTGGCGGGCATTGTCACTGTCGACGAGCCCGATGATGTGCCTTCGCTAAACTTGGAAAGCGTCACGTCTACACCTTCGGAACCGTCGCCCAGCCAAAGAGCTTCTTCACGGCCTTGTCATGCGCCTCTTTCATCCGGCCCTTGAGCCGGTCAAGGACGACCTTGCCCGCGTATTCGTCCAGCACGACTTCCTCCATTGCACCCCGGATGATCGGGGCCGCAGGCCGCAACACGCTTGAGCCGATATGTACGGCAATCCCCACGCCCTCAACGACACGCGGATAGATGCGTTCGGCACTCGGCTTGAGGTTGTCAGGCAGGCCAGACGGATAGCCGCGATCCTCCAGCCAACGATGCGAATATGCGCGTTGTTTCAAGGTGAGCCGGCCGCAGTCGGTCCGCGCCCGGTGCAACGTCGCCTCTGCCTCGTGGTCGCTGGCCGGCTGGTGAAGATGTGGCGCGCGTGCCCGCCACAGCTTCCGAATGCCGGCAACGTCCATCTCCTCCAGGCACTGAAGGAAGGCGTTCATTAGTCGAGCCTCGCCGGTCTGACATCGTGCGAGCCGCAGACGCTGCAGCGCATGACGGTGTGTTTGCCGTGCTTGCCTTGCCGCAGTTGCAGATTCTCGATGCGGTTGTCGGCCTTGTCGCCGTTGATGTGGTGAACCGTCTCGGTCGGGCGAAGCGGGCGACCAAGCGAGCGCGCCATCACTAGGCGGTGTTCCTTCACGTATCCGTGGCGCTTGTCACGCATCGACGCCATGGGATCGTCTTCTGAGATCATCTGCTTCCAGTAGCCCTGCCCCGCCTCGACGCGACCGCCCTTGTACTGCTTGTGGAACTCATGCCCGTGACTCTTCCGAATCGGAACGCCAATGCGCTCCAGTATCCGCTTTGGATACTGGATTGATCGGCCGTAGTACGCGGCGATTTCTCGTAGAGATTTGCCTTCCGCATACATCGCTTTGATCGTCTCCGAACGTTCTTGCCACTCTTTCATGCAGTGTTCTCCTTTCTATGGAAGAACACTACATGACCTAGGTGTTACTGTCTATTAATGACAGCAAGTATCGGGCCCCTTTTAGTCTAAACTTAATGCGGTTGCAGTCGTTAACCTAGGCGTGACCCCATTCCCGCTGACAATATTCGGGCTGACCGTGCCGGAGCAATGAATGTCAGTCGTGCCACCGCCGGTCTTGCCCCAACTGAAATGCGTCACGGTGCCGGAACCGCCCGTGCCGGCCGGGAAGTCGATATTAGCAGCCGGGGAAACACTGTTGGCTGTGACCGTGAAACCGCTACCACTGCGGGCGACGTTCACGCGGGCGTACGAGGTGTAGGTCGTCTCGCTGGTGGACATCGTGCCAGTGTCGCCGGGATCGCCGGTCGCCAGCGCGGTGTGGACGTTGGTATGCGGGGACGACCCGTCATCCTGCGCATAGTCGGCCCATGCCGTGGCGTTGAACACCAGCAACAGGACATTGTTCTCGAAGGCGTTTGAAAGTGACATATCTTCTCTCCTTTAACCCAGGCTCGGCATACGCATGTTCAACTGTGTGCTGGAGCGCATGCTGCGCTCACTCTCCGCGACCATGGCCTCCATCACCTGCTGGCGGGCCGCGTACCATGTCTGCAGGCGCTCATCGTCCTTGAGGTACGGGACCGTTTCGAGAAGAGCGCCGTACAGGTAGAGATCGGGCGACTTGGTCAAAAGCCAGTTGGTCGTCGCGGAATCGCTCAGGGCCGGGATTTTTGCATAGTAGGTCAGCTCCACGTCGACCGCGTCGACCGGGTCGGGGATCAGTTCGAAGGTATTGCCGACGATGCTGTAATAGCGGACATCCCCGGCAAGGCCCGTTGCCTTGATCTTCTTCGCCTCGTCCGCGCCGACATAGACGATTTCCGTATGCGGCGTCGCCGTTTCCAGCTTCAACGAATACTCCTGCAGGAAGTCGGCTGGCATCGGAATGTAGCCCTCGTCCGAAGACGCTTCCGAGCGAATGAGCATGTCGCGGACGCGAAGCTCGCGGTTGAACTTCGCCTCTGCCAACTGGATGAACGTCTGGATCTGCGTCGTCAGGTCTTCACGGTTGAGATAATCCGCCACCGCCGCCTGAAGGCTCGCGTAATCGGTAATCATGCGATGAACTCATGGCGATAGGTGAGTTGCCCGGTGTGGCCGATCTCGCGCGACAGATCGTGGTCGATCAGGGTCTTGAACCCCTGTTCCGCCGCGCGCGCGGTGAAGAACAGGTCTTCGCCGTGATAGGCGTCGTTTACCGTCGAATACATGAGCGCGAACCACGGCTTGGGCGTCTTGCGGAACACATCTGCCGAGGTGAGCATCAGGCCCATGCCGCAGCCCGCTACTTCCTGAAGCCCCGTGGCCTTCAGGCTGTCGACGGTGACGGGCTCGCCGCCCAGTTCCTTGAAGGCCGTCGTCTTGAGCGGCGGACGCCGGGTCGGGTAGTTGCAGGCGACAATCGGCTGCTTGTGCGCCAGCAGGCGGTCCAGCGACTCTTTGGGGAAGCGCATGTCGCTGTCCACCCACAGCAGCCAGTCGCAGCCCTGGTCGAGTGCCGCCTGCGCAAGCTGGCTGCGCTGGGCCGGAATGAGCGTGCCCGAGACATTCAACAGGCAATAGCTTTCGTACCCATGCCGCGCGACCCAATAGGCCGACAAGGCGATCAGATCGAACGAGGTGCCGGACTGCACCATGTCCTGATGGGGAAGGCAGATCGCGACTTTCACAGGGTCCCCGGATGCGTGCGAAAATAGGCATTGTCGGGATCGTTGAGCCACTTTTTCAGGGCCTTGGGATCGTCTGCGATGCCTTCGTTCTTAAGGCGCGCCCACGTCACCGGGTCGATGGAAGCAACCTTAGTGAACTCGCCGAATCTACGGTTTGCGTCGTTGTTCTGCCGGCGGTTGAAATCGAGAATGGCCGACACGTCGGCTTCTGACGTAATCGTCGTCAGGCCGGTCTCATTGTCGAAGTGGTGGTAATTCGCCACTCCAAAACCGTCGATATCGAGAAGCCGTTTATTCATGGAAGTTGGGGAGGATGTTGCCACCCTCCCCTCTCCTCTTGTTACGCCGAGACGGCGAGGTCGCGGATGGCGGCGAACGCCTTCTGCTGGTTGATGCGGAGACCGCCTTCCCAGATCAGCATCCGGCGCTCGGCATCCGCCGTCTTGGCCAGCACTTCCGTCTTGTAGGGACGCAGTGCCGACACAGAGGCATAGTCGGGATCGACCAGGTACGCGGTCGCTTCCGGCTGGAAACGGTTCGGCGTGCAATAGATTTCGCCGAAGTCCGACACGTAGACATCGGTTGCGCCGACCACCGTGCCCATACCCTTCGGCACGTCCTTGTAGAGCGTGGCGACACCCGTAAAGGTGCTGAACACGGTCTTGTTGTAGGGACCGACCATCAGCCAGTTCGGCTTGCCACCGGCTGCCCACACGGCCTGCGCCGCGACATTCAGCAGGGTTTTGGTAAAGGCGCGCGCGGTGCCAGCAACGGCAGCGGTCGTCGGATAGCCCGAGAGGTTCGCACCACCCGAGGACATCACGGGAGCGGCATAGGTCGTGCCGTTGCCGTAGCTGTTGGTAATGATCCATGCCCCGAGAGCCGCCGTCTTGCGGGCGGTCGAGGTGTTGCCAGCGGCGGCGGCCTGGTCGCTGGTCAGGGTCGCTTCCTGGTCGCGCTTGATCTCGGCCGAAGCCTTGGCGAGCTGGTAGCTCAACTCGCTCTTCACGCCAGCCTGATCGACGGCGCCCATCGTGCCCGACACCGTAATCAGCTTGCGCATGATCTGGGTGTAGTTGCCCACGCGGGTCGTCGGCGCGAGGTCGTCGGTCGTGGTGATGTTGTCGCCTTCAAGCTGCGCGTTGGTCGTGATCGCCGCCGCAAGCTCGTCGGTCTGCCACTCATAATAGGTATTCTTGGCGGCCGGACCCTTGCCGATGGCCGACAGGAAAGGCGTGTCGGTCGGGCTGATATTGTAGATGATGTCCGAGAGGTCTTCCCGGATGTTGACCACGTCGTAACGGGTCTGGGTGTTGGTGACGATCGTCATGTTGAAGCCTCAGATGTTGCTGAATCGCTCGAAGATGGACGCGGCATCGCTGACACGTCCGGTTTGGGCGAGACGTTGCTTCGCTTTGGTGGCTTCCGAGGCTTTGCGCGGCGTGGCGTTCGAGGAACCGACCGGGGCCGCCTTCGGACCCTGGTTGACCACAGGCTTGGGCCTGTTCGCGCCGGCCATCAGTTCGTCGAATTTCATCGCCTTGTACATGGCGACGACGGCCCGATGGTCGTATGCCTGGTTCAGTTCCTCGTCGGTGAAGCCCTGCTTCTTGCCGTAGTCGAGGACCTTTCCCAGGCCATCCTTGCGCTTGCCCTCGTCCCTCCATTCGGGGATGGCTTCGAGGAGCTTTCCGCGTTCCTCTGCCACCCTCTGCTGAAGGGAACCCTGCTGTTCCTGTGCCTGAGCGGCTTGTATCCGCGAGTGCTCGAACTGGGCGGCTGCCAACCGTTCGGCGTGCTTGCGGTAATGCGCTTCCTGCCGGACATACTCGGCGGGATCGGTGTGCAGTAGCGTCTCGTCCGGGGGCTGCGGCATCGCCTGTTGAAGCTGTGCCGCCAGCGCCGGGAGGAGTTGCGCGTACTGCGCCCTTTCCCGTGACACCTGCTCACGCTCTGCCGAAATCGCGCGACGCTCTTCCGCCAGAACCTGAGTCTTGCGCGTGTAATCAGCGGTCCGAAGGTATCCCTTCTTGGCTTCCTCTAGCGGGACCTCGACTTCCTTGCCGTCGAGTTCGACGGTGAAAGTCACGGGCGCCGGGGCGGCCTCTTCGGTTGTACCCTCTTCGGCTTGGTCCCCTTCGTCGGCTCCCGCTTCGACAACTTCTTGCGTCGTCGTCTCTTCGGGCGTCTCTGCCTCTTCGGGGGCCGCAGTTTCCTGCGGTACTGCCGGGGCCGGGGTCGCGGGCTGTTCGGTAGCGGTAGACCGCTCGATCAAGCCCTCGAAAGCCGCTGCGGCTCCGGTAATGCCAGTGTCCGGGGACGTGCTGGTATCTGACATGTTAACCTACCTTGTTGCGTGCAGCAAGGCTGCGGTTGTAGGCGTCCAGGTTCTTCCCCTTGCCGAAGACGTTCAGCGCCACCTCCAGCATCTCCAGCGTCTCGTGGATGCGGTACAGATGCTCGCGGTCTTCCCATGCATCAGGCTTGGTTTCCGTCCATTGCAGGCGGGCCTGTTCCTTCAAACGCCTGAACAGTTCCACCATCGTTTGACTGTTGGCGAAGGCTTCGGCCTCCCGGAGAATGTTATCGTCGAGCATTTAGGACTCCGGCTGGTTCTGGCTCGCCTGCTCGGCAGCGTGGCGCTGCGTGCTGGCGTTGATTTCAGCGGTCGCGAGGGTCACGCGCGCATCAAGGTTCGCGAGGTCAATGGTCGACTGCGTTTCCGCCTCCAGCTTGGCAATCCCAAGCATCAGGTCGGCTTTGATCTTCTCCACCGCAAGGCGCTGGTCGGCAGCCATCTTCTCGCGCTGACGGGCATCTTCGGCCTGTGCCGATGCCGCGTCCTGTTGCAGCTTGATCTGGTCGCCCTGGATTTTCGCCTGTGCCTTCTGTTGTTCGATCTGCACCAGCATCATGTTCGGATCTGGCTTCTGTTGCTGGGCCTGCTGGTTGATCGCCTGCATGACCTCGGGGGTCGGCTGCGCGAAGTAGCGCGAGGTATCCTTGAAGCCCGCGACCGAACAGATCTGGTCGAGGGTGTTCCAGTATTGCGCCGGGCTCACCATGGGGTTGCCGATGCCTAGGGTCTGCATGACGCTCTTCTGTTCCTGCAGGATCATCATCAGGAACTGCATCTTGTCCTGATCGGTGCCGCGCCCGAGGCCGGGGTCGGCTTTCACGTCCAGATCGGCGTCCCATACGCGGGGGTCTACGGCGACCCACTTGCCCCGGAGGCGGACTGTCCGGGGCTGGTCCTGGTGCTTCACCAGCAGCTTCAGGAGGCCCCGGAATAGCGTCCTGAGGCCGGTTTCCACGAAGATGCGGGCAACAAGCTCGATGCGGGCCTGTGCGCCCGTGACGGTCGCTGTAACGGCTGCCTTGGTGGTCGACTGCAGCACTTCCGGGTCGAGACCCTGCGAGGCCGGGGAAATACCCGTCCGCTGCGCCCGCACGCCGTCGATCCAGTTGATGATCGGCATGGCCTGCTGGCCGATGAACGGCGTCACCAGCGGCTGAACCAACCCCGGCGCGCGCATGCGGATGATGGCCCCGATGCTGTTGTTCATCACATCGTCGGGATTTACCTGTCCCTCGACGATGGCGGTACGCGGGAAGATCGACATGGCGAGCGAGTCCAGCACGCCGCGCGACAGGCTCGATTTGATGTCCTGAATATCCGAGACCTGTTCGGCCATCGACCCGCCGACGACCATGTGCGGTTCCGGGTCCGGCGACCAGATCGCCATGGGAACGCCGTCGCACACCTCATCGTGCAGGATGTATGTGTCGCCGATGGTGCAAATCTTGCGCAGCTCGGCGATGCCGTCGCCGTCCTTGTCGATCCGCAGGTAGCTTTCGACGTACTCAAAGCGATCCTCGCCCGACCCGGTCTGCAGCATGGACATGATCGCCGGGTTGCGGGTCTGCGCTTCGCTGCTCTGGTCGAAGGTCTGCGGAGCCCCGGCATTCTCGCGGATTTCGGCCTCGTCGTAGCCCATGCCGACGAGTTCGGAGATCGTCTTGTAGGTGCGGTGGTGGGAGCCGTCCTCCAGGCAGCGTGCATCGCGGGCAACGAGGAATTCCTCGGGCGGCATGCACTCGATGATCGCCCGCTTACGCGGCACGGTGCGGCGGATGCGGACATCGTGGGAGGAAACCGCCGGGGAGATCAGCATGCCCGTCTGCGGGTCGCTAACGGCTTCCTGAACGACCGTGGATTTCTGGTCGATGATCTTGACGCCGGGCTCGTTCAGCAGGACTTGTAGTTGGCCGTCGTCCAGTTGTGTGAAGCTGGACTCAGTCACGACATCTTCGTTGGCCCAGCGCCATTTGACGATGCCGATCTTGAATTTCAACCCGTCCTTGATCCAGTCGTGCAGGATCAGGAAGCCCGGATTATCATTGTAGAACACATGTGCGGCGTAATCGGTCGCTTGTGCCGCCATCTCGACCTTTTCGGCCGACGTGGGCATGTATTCGCAGGGCTTTTCCGACGACCCGACGATGCGCAGGATATCCGGCATCATCGCCAGCACGACATCCCGCACTTCGGTCATCACGACCTGCGAGCGGCCGACCTCTACCGGCGCCGGAAGCTGTCCCTTGTAGTATTTCTGGACCTTCTCGCGGTCGGGCGCGAGGTGTTCGTCGACATAGTCGACGGCGTCGGCAATGGCCTGCCGGATGCGGCCCTGGTATTCGTCTTCAGTCAGGGCCATTGCTGTCATCCTTCGGCGGATCGAACACGTTCACGAAGTCCTTGAGACGGCCCTTCAAGCCTTTGATCTCGACCTTCAGGCGGTCGATCTCGGCCTGCTGTTCTTCGATCATCGCCTTGTGTGCGGAAATGTCGGCAATGAGGCCGCCGATGTAGAACTTCAGCCAGTCGGTCATTTCACGGCCTCCCTCGCGCGGGCCATCACGACGGGCGGGACACGCTGCGGATTGATCCTGTAATCGTCCGGCACTTCCTGCTCGGCCTCGACGACGCGGATACAAGACATGCCGGCGGTTGCCTGCAGGTGCAGGGCTTCCAGATCGGCCCAATCCTTGCCATCGAACACCATGGCTTTAGGCTTGAAGTGCGTTGGGTCAACGCCGCCGAACCACTCGACGCGCCAGACCTTGATGCGCTGGGTCATTTAAGGCTCCGCTTCATGGCCGACGCCTGAGCGGCCTTGCGGGTCGCCATGTCCTGAGCCGGGGTGCGGGGCTTCTTCTCGAAGTCGTAACTGCCGTTGCCTTCCGGTGTGAGCTTCAGGCTCGCCTCTTTCTGCTGGAACGCCTTCGCGGCGTCGGAGAAGGATTTGAATTTCATCTAAGGTTCCCGGCCACTGCCTGAAAACCGGGGTCAGCGTATTGGGCCGAGACCGGCTTGTTGGACGGCTCTTTCAGGAGGCCGCTCTGCTCGACAAGAGCGATCAGCATTCCGGAGTAGAGCGCCACCATCGCGGGGTTGGGGGGAGCGGCCACTGCCGCCTTCAACGATGAAATGGCAGACTTAATCTTTTCGCGAGTTTCCTTGTCGAGCATCAGACAATCCCCATGATGGCGCGTTTGAGA